TTTTCCACGTGAAAATCGCTGAAACCTGCATAACTTCGTGGGGCGTATGGTACATTAGTGTCAAGTGGGAGGAAAATTAATGGTGAATTAATGTCAATTTGTTTTCAATGGAAAAGTGGTCGAATTCGACCACTTTACAATCATGCATTTATCTGAAGAGGAATAATAATCTGTAATATAACAACATCCACCTATAAGCCTTTCTGAATATTATGCAATGCCATATTTTTTAAAGATACTGTTCAAATCCTCTCTGCTGATTTTTCCTGCCAGATAATACGCTTTAACACTGGCTTCTATCGCTTCAAAAACGGTATCAAACATAAACCAGTCACCTGTATTATAATATTCCTGTAATTCCATAAAATCGCGTTGCAGTCCATCCGGCAAATTATCTCTTAAAATGATTTGTTCATCCACATACATTATTTTATCACCTCTCCCTTTATGGTTTCCCATAATCTAATGTACACAATCATCTTTTATACATTCTAGCAGTACTTTTTCATACCTGTATTCAATCATTGATATAAAAAATCTCTTCTGTATTTCTGACAATATTGGTATCTCTTTTATCATCGCTTGTATCTTATCCATATTATTACCTATTTGAGTTGTCAATCTATGAACAGCCTCTAAACATTCCGGATATTCTCTGCTTTCAATTATATGATATGGATTTACCCGTTTCCCATGTAATTCAAATATACACCTGCGGGCTTTATACGCCTCTGCTTCCATTTTATCAGCATCATTCATTACGATTCGCATTTTTTCATGATCCCATTTGCTATTTAAACAATTGCCATTATCATAAACAGGCGCAATCTCCTTCGAACCATCCTTTCTTAAAATAATTCCCCAATTGCTGTTATTACGATCTGTATTTCCAATCAACGCATCTATTATGAACATATTCCAAAAATGCTCTTTTACTCCCGGAACATCCTGCAAAAACGGGTGATCCTGTATCGTCATCATAATTTCATACAAATCTACGCCTACACCATTTGTCTCATTCCCATTCGAATCTAAAAAATGGGGTTCAAAAGTGACTTTTATTTTATCAAACTCATAGAGTCTATCTCCATCTTGCAAAAAATCCTCGCAAGCAACTACAATTTTGTTATTTCTGATTCCTAAAATTGTATTGTGAACAGGCAAGCCTACTATCTCGTATATCTTTGAACCAATATATTCACAGACAGGGCTATTCGAATAACTCAAATTAATATTTTTCATCTTCTGTTCTTTTAAATTACCAGGAAATTTTACAAGATAATCTTTTCCATTATAAGTAATTCCCATTTTTCGACCAGCTGTTCCGCCATACATTCTTTGATTTTGTTTAAAATTATCAAAATTTATTAATTCCAAATCATCACCTCTCGTCCTCAATCAATCCTATGCCTACTATAATACAATCCTTCTTCGTTTATTCTCATGTTTTCGAACAATAAAAAGATTTATTTAGCATGTCTTAATTATAAATCAACGGCATTATACCTTCTACTCTATCAACAAAACATCAAAAATATAATTTAATAATGGCGAAAATATCTGCATCGTTTTTAACACAGTTATATCTGTTGCAATTACCGATGGATTATGTACAAACATATTCAAGTTAATTGCATTTACATGATTATTTATATTTGTCCTAACATCTTTTGCTAAAGCAGTTTTATAATGCAAAGAAACATTTTTAAAAGCATCTATAAAAGCCTGTTCATGTCCTAGAATATATGCTTGATAATCAGGTGTAGTTTCAACACAACTTTGCAAATTCATAGTTCTACTCACTAAACTTGGAAAACTGAAATCATTTTCTTCATTTTTCAAATGTTGAAAATATGCTTTACATGATGCTTCTACAAGAATTCTTACTGCAGCCATACACAACGTAGGAGATTCAACATAATATGAAGAGATTGCATCTACTAATTCTGGGATCTTAAAAGATTTACTTCTTAACATATCCAGCTTAGGAAATAGCATATCAATTCTTGGTGTTTTCGCGCCACCACCAGGTTGTTTTTCTATTTCTTTTACACAAACCATTAAAGTACGTTGGAACTCACCATATTTATACAATATTAAATGTTTTCCCACCGCATTATCTTTACTAAAAAAATCATTACAGATTATTGTAGCTTGACTATCTGCAATAATTTGTATATTCTCTAACTTAACATCTTTACAAGAATTTGGTACAATATAATCCTGTAAGTTAACAGTATTTCCTTTATATATCTCTATTAAACTTTTACTTAAAGAAAATTCCGGTACTTTGTCTTTAAAAATTAGAGTCATCTCACTAATTTGATCATTATAAGAAAACTGCATCTTATAATTCCCGTGAGAATTTGCACTTGCATTCCAATCAGCATCAATAGTTAATTTGTTTTTATCATAACTTATTGCAATATCATCTAAACCCAAATTATTACATATCAAATATTGACTTAACGATACTTTTTCTCCCACTCGAGCAATTATCGAATCCTGTCTTAAATTGATAGACTGTATTGGAGGGTTCTTAACAGCAATATCTATTCTTGTAAAAATTGACACAATAATATCTCGCATTATTTTTATAAATTTCCTTTGTGCCAAAGAGTCTACAAAATCATTTCTTTCTTTAGATATCTTTAAGCTCTCAACATTCTCATTGTAATATGGTAAATTCAAATAACCATATGTATTTTTTAACTTATAGTTCGTTGCTTTTACATTCTGACTTATTTCCGATAAATTCAGCCAATCATTATCCTTATCAAGATATCTATACATACTATAGTCATTAATATAAATTCGTACCCCTACTGGCCATTGCTCTAATTGCTCATCTTTCTTATTTCTCCATGTATACAATACTCCAGAAAACTTAGGAACCGCGACTGAGCCATAGCTTTCTTCAAATAATTCAGATTCCACTATTTTTTTTATAGGTACGCCACCCTTTTCAGGTGCCTTTATATTAGCAATAAATGCATCTACACTATTTCTACATTGCAAATCTATAACCTGTTGTTCAAATGTATAGAATCCGGAAACATTATCTTCATAGGACAACGTAACTTTATTATTTTCGTACTCAAAACTTGCTTTAGCAATAAACCCATTATTTTCTGCTTTATTACGATTATAAAAACTTTCTAAGGTTTCTAATGGATAAAAAGATTCTTCCTTCTCATCTACAAACAATCTAATCTTCGGCAACCGTTCATCATTTGTAAAAAAACGAAGCGAAGTCATAAACAGCTTTTGTTTTTCTTCCTGCAACAAAATCATTCTTAACTTCTCATCTTCAACATTTTTAAGCAAAATCCTCGTTCCTATTCTATGACATCCTACTCTTTCTTCATAACTAAACTTTTGATCTCCTTTTTTCCATGTGATAAAATACAACTTATGATCTTCAACTGAAAATGTTTCTATTTCTAAAAAGTCTGATATAAAAAAAGCAGTAAGTAATCCTAACCCCTTATTACCTGATAAAGGATTTGCAATAGGTGATACTGTTCGTTGTCTTGTCATTTTAGAAGAATATCCCGCCTCACCTAAACGTTCAATTTCTTTTCCGCATATTCCTTCACCTTCATCAATAATCTCTATCGTTTTACTTTCTGTATGTATCTTCACAATGATAGGATCTGTATTTTTTTGGCAAGAATCAGCCGCATTTTTTATTAACTCTGTTAGCGCAATAACAGGACTCTGAACAGCTGCTAATATCTCTTCATATTTTCCTTTCAAAATATGTGCATTAATTTCTTTCATCTTTAGCCCTCTTTCTTCAATAACATTATAATTTCTTTTGACATTGATTCTACCGAATTACCATCTGACAATTTTGATACCTTCTGCGGCATTCTCTTATTTATAATATTTCTCATTAAAACATACTCGACAGTCATACCATAATGCTCTGCTAATTCTTTATTAATTTCAGAAAACGGAAATTCAATTCCATCCACTTTTCTATTTCCAACAGTTAGAACCATTCTCCCATCTACTTTAAGTAACCTAACCATTTCCCTAAAAGAATTTTCATAGTCTGCATAGAATTGCAAAACCTTATGGCGTTTATGCGGTGCCAATTTTACAACAAATTCTGATAGTATTGTCGGATAATGAAATGCATTATTTTTTGATAATACCCCACCTAAACTTAATGAGTCTAGCCGAGAATAATTTGCTATACAGCTAATATCATAATCAAAATCATTTTCATCAATCCATAACAATTGTAAAGTCGAAAACTGCCCGTATGTTACAGTTGTACCATTATCTCCGTATGGTGGAGATGTGCATATTATATCAAATGATTCATTTTTCATTTGTTTCATAATAGAATTCGAGTCACCACATTCAAGATGAAAATTGCCTAACGGTGGATACCCTATTAACTCGCAAGTCTCCTCAATCTTGGTTATAAAATCTTTTATAACATTATTTTCCATTGTATCAATTTTTTCTTGTTCTTTAATATGTAGTTTAAACGTAGAAGTTCTTGTGTTGCTATATTTTTTTACAATTTCTCCAAAACACAACCAATAATAGTGTCTAAAAGTTATGTTTGATTCTCTTTTAATTGCCGTTCGCAATATAGATAAATCATTTATTATGTCTTTCCTAAACCATTTATTTATATTATTAAATGAATGCTGTTCCCATCCGCCATTCTTCTTTAGTTCAGTAATACTAGTTAAAATATTAACATTTGCTTGCTCTATTAGCTGTGAATTATATTTTTCCAACTTTGCTAATGAGATAATATGTGCATATGGATTAATATCTATTCCAAAAACTTCTAACCCTACCTCTTGCCCCTCTACTAAAGTAACACCACTCCCGTGAAACGGATCCAACATAGTATGATAATTTTTATTATCATTTACCAATAGCTGCAACAATTCACGTTGCATAGGCGCAACCATTGTTGCTGGATAATTTGCAATCCTATGTATCCCCTTATTTTTAGATGTTTTAAAGTCCCAATATTCATCTGTATAAGATTTTAATGTGTCAACCAAACTCATCTTATTTCCTCAAAGCATTCAACAGTATTTTATGCAAATCAAATATTCAATTAAAATTCACTATCCCACTTGTAATTACACCTTATCACCATTCTCTAATATAAAGTTTCGTTCAAATGTACAATTTACCGCTTTTGCAATCTTTTCCAAATCGCAAACCGTAAACGTCTCTCTTTTCAATTTTGCATTAAAATTCTGCGGTGATGTTCCTACCCTTCTTGCCAGTTCTGAAACACTAATGTTTGACCGCACACATAGCACTTTAATTTGTTCTGATAAATTCATACTATTACCTCTTTCAATATTCAACTGAACTATTTCAAGTATAAACTCACTGTTTGAAGATGTCAACCAAAACTCTATTGGAATAGCTCATCCTTCTTCGAAAGTAATTTTTTCTCATCGTTACATTAACTCTAAATAATTGCACAAACAAGTCTTAAGCGTCGAAATATACACTATGCTTAATCTGAATAAATAAAAAACTCATGCAGAGATTTTGTCATTTTATACAAGAAATTGCTTATAAGAGTCTAACAACTATAAGCAAACTAAATCTGTTTATTCTAAATTAACGCATAATAAGCACTTTATTCGACAATATATATGCCAAAACAAAGTGCTTATTCCCCTAAAAATCTACTCTCTTTTACATAGGCAAACTATTTTCGACACACATCGCCCCATACCCCGCGTGTGTCAAGTTATTGTCACAAACTTTTTTCAATTTTTTTGATCGAAAATCGCTGAAACCCGCATAACTTCGTGGGGCGTGTGGTTCATTATTGCTAAGTTGGGGCAAAATTGGTGACAAATTATTGTCAAGTTGGAATGTCCGAAACAGCCTTCAGGATTTCCTCTGTAATCTCCGCCATATTCCTATCTGCCGCATAAAGTTCCGTTCCCAGATTCTTTAACTGCCTGACTAAACCTACTGCATCCGGCACCGAACGTGACAGCCTGTTCATATTATAGACAAATACCCCATTATAAGTCCCGGCATTCATTAAAAGTTTTTGCAGTCCGGGGCGGTCTGTCCGCAGGCCGGATATACCATTGTCAGCATAAATATCTATCTCTGTCCGCTCTCCCCACATGCCCCGGATTTGCCCTGTCAGCACTTCTGCCTGATGCCGTACTGCCACCTGATCCGGATTCCCTACTCTTGCATATATCGCTGCCCTCATTCTGTCTCCTTTCCATTTTCGCGGAAGTTCCACATAATTTCAACTCTTTTGTCTTTATAAACGTATATTTTCTTAATAAATACATCAACCACTTCCTGTGTCAGCATTTCCAGGTGGGAATACCGGATGATCTGCTTCATATCTTCATCAGCCATGCGGTATTCCTCCCGAAGCTGTTCCAGTTCTTCCCCCTGCGCATCTGCCTCTGCCGACAACTGGATCGTCTGCTCTTTTATGCTGTCCGCCTTCTGTCTGTAGCTTTCCGCAGACACTCTTCCGCAGGCGTAACTTTCATATAAGGCGTCTGCCTCTGCCGTCAGTTCCTTCTTCCTGCACTTGCAGTCTGCTATCTTCTTTTCCATCCTCACAATACAGGACTTCTGGAAAGAAACAAGGCTTTGTTTTTCCTTTACGGCATTTCCGCGCACCATCAATTCCCGGTTCAGCATCGTCAGCACGGTTTCCTCCAGCAGATCAGCGGAAAAGTATGTACAGCACTCCGGTATTTGCAAAACAGCGTGTTTCCGGCACTCAAACCTGCGGTACTTATTCTTGCCCCGTATGGGCTTGTAAGTCATGGAATAACCGCATCCGCCGCAGAACAGTTTCCCCACAAGCGGGTTTTTCTTCTCTTTTCTGGAAGTGTCCGCATCTTTATGGAACAGGCACACCTTTTCGTAATCTTCCGGTGTAACAAGCGGCTCATGGTGGTCTGGTATCACTTTCCATTCTTCCATTGGTACAGCGATACCGTTTTTACTGCCTACAGACTTACGCCTTGATTTCCCGTAGGCCATCTCGCCCAGGTAGAAACGGTTATTCAGGACAGCCCGGACAGATACATGATCCCAAGCCTGCATCCTGCCGCCCTTATCCGCCCTCTCCGGGTGGCGCATCTGTGTTTTGGTCGGTATCCCCTTTTCATTGAGAATCCTTGCAATCTGGGTGCTTCCATTCCCACTAAGGGCAAGGGCAAAAATATAACGCACGATCTCCGCTTCCTTTTCGTTCACCACAACCGTATTTTTTAATTCCCGGCTTTTCTCATACCCAAAAGGTGCCTGTCCGAAAACATATTCCCCGCTGGCGCATTTATTTTCAAATGAAGCCTTAACCTTTACAGATATATCCTTGCTGTATAAGTCATATAAAAGCGTCTGAAACTCCGTATCAATAGGGGTTGTGCTCCCCGCATGGTCGCGGCTGTCGTAATGGTCATTTACCGCGATAAACCGCACCCCCATGAACGGGAATATCTGGTTCATGTAGGTTCCAAGCTCGATATAATCCCTTGAAAAACGGGACATATCCTTGACAAGTACGCACCCTATCTTATTCTCCCTGATCTCCTTTAACATTCTCTGCATTCCCGGCCTTTCCATGCTTGTGCCGGAATAGCCGTCATCACAAAACTCAGAGACTTCTTTTCCCCTCAGTTCCTCATTGCCGCGTATGTAGGCATGGAGCATGGCCCTCTGGCTGCTGATACTGTTGCTCTCATCCTTGTCATCTGCATCTTCCAGGGACAGCCGCAGGTAAATAGCAAGTTTATCCATTTGCAAGCACCCCCTCCAGCAGTTCATTCGTATAGGCAAACTGTACTTCTATCCTTTTCCCCGGATAGACATAAATCCTCCGGATCAGGGATTCTATCATTTCTTTTGTGAGTTCCCTGCCGCTTTTCAAACGGAGAAGGGCACGGGCAGCCGCAAGGTATTTCCCTGATACGGTATCCAGGTTCTTCCTGTCCGCTTCCAGTTCCTCCTTCTGCCGACTTAAGTCTTTAATCCTGCCTTCCTGCCGCATCTTATACGCGACATACTCACTCTGAGGGATAATGCCCTCACGGTATTCCACATATTTTGTCTGTTCTTCTTCTTTTGCGACGACAACAGACCTTTCCGCTTTTCTGATTTTTGCATCAATTTCTGCCCCTTTTTCCCGGAGCTGCTCTTTCACGATCTCTGTATATTTCTTCATTTTCCCCAGGTACACAGAAAACTCCATTTTAAGGAGCGGCATCAGAATATCCACCAGTTCCGCCTTTGAAATGCGGTTCGACGCCGGGCATCCTTCCACTTTTGTCTGCCCGCCGTTTAAGCAGAAATACCCGTCCAGCCTTGCCTTGCTGCCGTCCGCATAGGTTTTCACATAACTATGTCTTGTCATTTTCCTGCCGCATACGCCGCAGTAAAGCACACTGTCAAAAATATTCTCCCCTATCGGGCACCCTTCCGTCGGATGCGCATAGGATTTTGTCCTCTCATGGAGCCTTTCACGCACTTTTGCCGCCTCTGCGAACATTGCCTCATCAACAATGGGGTCATGGGTGTTTTCCTTGACCACCCATTCCTCTGACCCTTTATGGATACGGTTTTTTTCGTCCCTGGCGGTGATGGAAGTCCGCCCCTGCACCAGCTTTCCGGTATACGTCTCACTTTTCAGGATGCGTTCTACGGCGCTCTTGTCCCATCCCTTATATGCCCCGGATTCCGGCATAAAAAATACTTCCCCGGTTTTCTTATATACAGAAGGCGGATTGACTTTCTGCCTGTTCAAGTCATCCGCTACCGCCGTGAAACTGCCTGTCTCGATAAACAGGCTGAAAATATGCTTCACAATTCCTTCCGTATTTTCATCCGGCAAAAGCCTCCGTATCTTTTTATCCCTATGACAGGCCCCGCCTGTCATTGCGCTTATATAGCCGTAGGGCGGCGGCCCTCCCACATAGGAACCTTCCTGCCGTCTCTGTTTCAAATGCTGCTTCGCCTTTACGGAAAAATCCTTTGCATACATATCATTGACAAGGTTTTTTATCTCCGCTGCCATCTGCTTCGTATTGCTTCCCCGCATCCCCGTGTCGAGGCCGTCAGCAACCGCAATGAAACGGACGCCCAGAAACGGGAATATTTTCTCAATATAATTCCCCGCTTCCAGGTAGTTCCTGCCAAACCGGGAAAGGTCTTTGACCACCACACAGTCAATGTCACCAAGCCGTATATCCTGCATAAGCCTCTGGAACTCATCACGGTTAAAGTTGCTTCCTGTTTTTCCCAGGTCAACATAGCGGTCTGCAATCTCTATCCGCTCTGTCCCTTCCCTGTTAAAATCTTCGATATATTTTTCCGCAATCTTCACCTGCACTTCAACAGATTCATTCTTTTTCTTGTCCTGGTCGGATGAGAGCCTTGCGTAAATGCCTGCTTTATAACATATTTTTGCTTCCTTTACCGCCACAGCAGGGGCGGAAGTCCTCTTTGACACTCTCCCCATGCTATGCACTCCTTCCTGCTTTCCGCTTTTCTTCTTCCCTGTCCTCCAGAATCTTCCGGCCAAGACCTTCCATGATACGGAATTCATCCATGAAATAAAAATCAATCACAATCTGTTTATTTTCATAAACATAGATCCGTCTGACAAGGCTGCTCAAAGTGTGCCGGTCTATCTCCCTCAGTTCCACGCAGTCCTGGAAGGTTTTCAGGCGCCCCGCAGAAAGCACTCCCTTTTTGAACATGCTTTTAATGAGCTGCTCCTGTTTCTGCATGGCAGCCTCCAGTTCTTTCCCTTTCTGCGTAAAACCGCTGTGCAGGCGTTCAAATTCCTCCTTTGTGACAACGCCCTCCCTCAAATCCTCATATAAGCCGGAGCAGAGGGAATAATATTTATCCTGCTCTTTTTTCAGCCGCTCGATCTCCTTGTCATACCGGGCAACCGCTTCAAAGTTCGTCTCATACCGCACAGCCCGGTCAAAGAGTTCCTTTTCTTTCAGGAAGGAATTTGCAAACTTCCGGATGCTCTCACAGATGATCTCCTTCAGCGCGCTTTCTTCTATGCTGTGCCTGCTGCGCCCTTCCCCTCGGTTCTTTGTGGAACAGATATAGTACACTTTGGACGCGCCTTTATAGCGGGTCACGCGCCTTATCATCTGCTCTTTGCAGTCGCCGCAGAACAGTATCCCTACAAACGGGTTTAACGTCCCTGATTCCGGGCTTTTCCGCCCGTCTGTTTTCAGCAGGCGCTGTACCACCGCAAAATCATCAGCGGATATGACTGCCTCATGGGTGTTCTCCACCTTGATCCATTCTTCTTCCGGCTTTGCGGTATGCTTCTTTACCTTATAATTGACCTTCTCCGTTTTTCCCTGAACCATGTGCCCCAGGTAAACCTCATTGGTCAGTATCCGTTTTACCGTGGCATTCCCCCAGACACTGCTTCCTGTCCCGGAAAAACCGCTTTGATAATGAAGCCCCATTGACTTTTTATATTCTTTGGGAGAGAGTATGCCGAGGCTGTTCAGCTTTTCCGCGATTGCGGATAACGCCATTCCCTCAATCTTCCATGCGAATATCCGCCGCACGTTCTCCGCTGCGTATTCATCTATGACCAGCCGGTTCTTATCTTCCTCACTCTTTTTATACCCATAGACGGCAAATGCAGACACGCACTCCCCGTTCCTGCGCTTTACCTCAAGCTGGCTCTTTACCTTTGTGGAAATATCCCGGCAGTAAGAATCGTTTATAAAGTTTTTTACCGGCAGGACAATGGAGCTTTCCCCTGTGTCCGCCGATATGCTGTCAAAATGGTCGGTCAGCGCAATAAAGCGCACGCCAAGAGCCGGGAAAGTCTTTTGTATGTACCTCCCGGATTCAATGTAATCGCGCCCGAAACGGGACAGGTCTTTCACTACCACACAGTTCACCCTGCCTGCCTCAATGTCGCCGATCATCCTCTTAAATTCTGGCCTGTCGAAACTGCTCCCTGAAAAGCCGTCGTCCACATAGATATCGTAAAGCTCTATGTCCGGCTGCTCCCTTAAGAATGATTTGATGAGTTCCCTCTGACTTCCGATGCTGTTGCTCTCGGACTTATTTAAACCGTCCCTGTCCTCGTCATCCCTTGAAAGACGGAGGTACATGGCCGCATAGAATTGTTTTGCTTTCACTGTATCACCCCTGACTTTTTATTAGCTAACAAGGATAGCCGTTATCCCATTTAAGCCTGAAAGCCAGGGTTCCCACTGAATTTAATCCTGACTTTAGATTAACATAACTTTTTTCTCTTTTCAAGGATAAACTGCATCCCGCTCCGGTTAAATATGTATCTCCGCAAGCCGACGCAGGTATTCCTCCATCTTGTCGTCAATGGTAGGCCCCTCCTCCATGAAGCGGACTTTCACAATATAGTCCCCAATCCGGTGGATGTATACGTTATTGGTCTGCGCCGCAAAAGAAGCCAGCTTCTGGGGGACGGGTTTTTTCGTGTCAACTACAATATCCCTTAAATCCGTCAGGCTGTTAATATCCACATCCCGTATATCCACAGCCGCCATCTCCTGTAATTTTTCCCTTGTCAGTTCCATATCCTGCCCCCTGGCCGCCTTTCTATATTTTATTTCCTGTTATGGCTGTCCTATCACAAAAACATTTTCTTTCCTGTTACTGGCTTACCCACGAAAACGGTAAGGGAGTTTCCGGCCCCCGCGCTGCCCGTTATATTTTTCCAGGATGACGCGGGCAAAGCGCAGCGCATTGTTGCTTGTTGAGAAGTCTGCCCGCCCCCGGCGGTTAATCTCGTCCGGGTCAGCCTGGGAAAGCCGTGAGATAAAAGTGCGGTCATTCAGTTCCGTGTCATAGGTCTTTACAAAAAGCGCCATGCCTGCCAGGAGGGCGGCTGTCAGGGATCGCGGGTCACCTTTCCATGTATCCCACAGAAGCTGTAACATGCGGGTGAAAGATGCCCCGCCCAACAGCCGGTATGCGTTTACCAATGCGCGGGTAGACACGATCTCACCGGTTTTCCCATGACTTTTTCCCAACGCCC